TCTAACGTCCCGTTTTTGGACACCTGTCCGAGATTCGGACTATCGACCTGTCCAGATTTCGGACTAGCAGACCATGCGGAATAGTCCTTGTTGATCCCGATGATCGCGCCGTATTTGCCAGCCCGCTTGTGGATCACCCCCATCGCAGCAAGCTCATTTAGGGCGGTCGTGACGTGCTGACGCCCCATGTTGCACATGCTGCCGATCTGGGACGCCGAAATATCGTCCTCCTTCTTCCCATACCCGTAGGTCTTGCGCAGAATGATCATCAGCACATGCAGGGTCGACGACTTGAACCCAAAGGCAAAGATGGCGTCGTACAGCTCATTGGCTATACGAACGTGTCCATCTTCGACCTGGGGGGACTTGCGTTGCGCCATGTCAGGCAACCATCCTTTCCACGCCCGCCGCCGCCAGCGCGCCATCAGGCACCGCGCAGCCGCGGTCCAGCAGGATCTGTATGCACTCTCCCAACAGGTCGGTCTGGAAGCCGTAGCGGGCTTCGAATCGCGCCTTCCAGGGGTGAACAGCGATGACGTCAGGAATGCCAGCGTCCTGATGGTGGGGGCCGCACAAGGGCAGCACCAGCCAATGGGCCCAGGGCTTCGTGCGGCCGTCGATGTGGTGCACGGAGACAAAGGGCGTGAAAATGCCCTGCTTCGCGCATGCGATGCAGCCGATCTCCCGGCACAGCATGTCGTGGAAGCGTTTCTGCTCGGCGGTGGGGTTGCGACCCTTCATAGGACACCTGCTTCTGTTGTGCATGTGTCCATGGTGGCGGCCGGCGGCTGAAAAGTATTTTGCCCTCGTTCAAAATTTTGAGCGTCGAGCTTCTGGTAGGCGTCCCACATGCGTAGGCTGGCCAGACGGGCGATATGGACGGCGGCAGTCGGCGACAACTTGTCGGCGTCACGGCACGGCTTGGCCGGCCGCCGGCAACGGATCTTCAGGCTGCCGTGCTTGTCGGCATCCAGCAGCAAAACACCTGAGGCATCAGAGCCGAGGCTGGGCAACAGATCGTCGATCCAGATTTCCGCGGGCAGCGCGTAGTAGTGCTTCCAGACCTTGCGCGGCCATTCCAGGCGCTTCTCGTCGTAGATGCTGCGCCGGGTGATGCGAATGAGCCGGCCGGCGGCGTCGTGGATGCGCTCTTCTGTCTCGTAGCCTTGGAATGTGCGCCTCACCCACTTGTCCTTCTTTGCGTCGGCTTTCAGGTCGGCGCGACTAATCTTGATCTCGACGTCGATCAACCGCAGGCTCTCGGTGACAGCCAGAATGTCGGCCTCATAGCCCGTCCAGTTGCAGTTGGGCACGACAACCAGGTACTTGCGGTTGAAGGTCTGCTGCGCCAGGGCGCGGGCGATGGTTTGCTCAGACCACTTCATGCCGCCACCTCATGCCCGTAGCGGATCCGCGCCTCGTGGGTATCGACGCCGTTTTCCGCGCACCAGGCCAGCACATACTCGATGAGGCTGGTCATTCGGGCCACAGACATGCGGGCAGACGACTCGCGGATGTTGACGTACTCGTTTTCAAGCCCAGGCACCATGTCGGCGCCCAGGCCGGTGGCAATGGCGTGGCCGCTGATGAAAAGCACCTTCCACTGATCCAGAGTCAGCCGCCGGCCACACCAGGTCGCTTTCTTCGCCACCTCACCGAAAAGCGCATGCAGGAGCGCGTTCTGATCCGTGCTGCGTGTGCGCGGGCCGATCTTCACCATGAAGCCATCGGGCGCAGCCATGACGGCTTGCGCGGCATTGCGCCGGGCAACGACGTGCGAGAGCTGGAAGACTTGGGTGTCCATCACCGCCCCCACCGATCAATGATCCAAGCGATGGTCAGGGCGGTAGAGACGAACAGGCCTCCAATGACGCCAGCGAATGCAAGAATGTCGGTCATTGCGCCTCCCCAGAAACCAGAGTCGCTGCGATGGAATCGCGGGCCAGCTTGGCAACGTTGATCAGGTCATCGAATTCACGCACGGCCTTCAGGCGCGAAGTTTCAGAGCGGTCAGAGGCCATGCCGACCAGGCTTTGCCCGGCCTCCCCGCTCTCTTTCAGCAGTGAGCGCAGATGATTGAGAGGATTGAAGTCGTCGCCCTGCTCGACAGCCGCATGGCGCACAATCAGCCCAGCCGGAGCCAGGATTTCATTGGCGGCATCCACTCGAAGATCGGGCGGCAGCGCAGCCAGGATCGACGGCAGGAAATTCGCCGGCAACAGATTGCTGTCTTTGCCCTGATCGTCCAGCCAGCGGTGGATGCGGTCCGCATTGGCCTTCAACCGCAACGCTTCTGGACGCCCCGGGGTCTCGGGCTCGATCCAGATGCCCGAGCGCTCGACAGCACCGATGGCATGGTGGGCCTTCACAGCCTCGTCAGCCACATACTCGCGGTTCTGCCCGATAGCCTTCTGCCACGCCTCGACAGCATCCCGGATGATCCCGATGACGGACTTGTGCGAGACACGACGCATGACTTGCGATGGCTGGCTGTTTACAGTGTGTGCCATGGATACCTCGGGAATTACGAATGGATGGAAATGCGGTATGGCCCGACAATGCGGGCATGCAACCGACCAAAACCGAAGCCCTGCTCAGGCAGGCCAAAGCGATTTGCCAGGAAGTGACGGGCCGCGAGGATGTGTCCGACGACCTGCTGTGCAGCGTCTTTCGACGTCTGGAACTGGAAGCCGATCTTGTGGACGACGACCTTCTGGACGCGCTCGATGCGGCCCAGCAGGGGCTCATGCACTGATGTGTCCGGCGGCCCGATGGGCGTCCTGCCGTCGGCCGGATCGGGGCGCCAGGGGTGCGGTTTCTTCGGGTCAGCCATTCCAGCCCTCACCCCTGCGATCGCTCAGCAGCGCGAGGATGTAGCCAAGGACGCCGCCAGCGACGAAGCACACCAGGCCGGTCAGCATGATGGTCAGATCAGACATTGGCGGGCTCCTTGGGGGTGCGGTTCGCGCGCGCCTCAGCCGCCAGCACCCGGTCAGCAATCCGCCGCGAGAGCGGGTCGGGCCATTTCTTGACCGCCTGATAGGAGATCCCGATGGCTTTGGCTGTTGAGGAAATCGAGCCGCCAAGTCGCTCGATGGCTTCGGTCTTTTTCATACCCGTATTGAACCATAGTTCATGCAAACAATGCAACTATAGTTCTTGCCACATGGGTTACCTTTAAACCATGGTTGAATATAAAGACAGATTGGCCGATGCGATGGAGCGCGCGAATGTGACCGTCAACGAGTTGGCGGACGCTCTCGACACGTCCTATCAGGCTGTCAAAAAGGTCTTGGATGGCAAGTCAGGGGCGTTCAGCGCCATCAACAACGCCAAGGCTGCCGCGCGCCTACGCGTCACCAGCGACTGGCTGGCCCTGGGCACGGGGCCGCGCGATGCGGCTGATGAAGGCCAGCCGACAGAGCCCAAAAAGACAAACACGGACATCACAATTCGCCAATACGACGCCGCCGGCTCAATGGGCCACGGCCTGGATCTGCCCGACCAGCCCGGCGTGATCCAGAATCTGCGCGTCGATAAGGAATGGCTGACGAAGAACGTCCGGGCCTACAGCGCAACGAAAAATCTATGCGTGGTGACGGGGTTTGGCGACTCGATGCAGCCCATGTTCAATCCTGGTGATCCGCTGTTGGTAGACCTGGGCGTCACGTCCGTCGAGTTCGACTCGGTGTACTTCTTTCGCGTGGACAACCTGGGGTACGTCAAGCGCCTGCAGCGCATCCCGACAGAAAACGGCCTGGTGATCCGGGCGATTTCCGAAAACAAGGATGCCTACGATCCGTTCAGCATCACCGAGAAGATGGATTTCCAGGTGATTGGGCGCGTGTTGAAGGTGTGGCGCAGTCAAGAATTCTGACAAACAAGGCGAGAGCCAGGGAGGCCAATATGGTTGATCAAGACCCGAAAGCTGTGCCGGACGCAGACGCCGAAGTTCTGGCGGCGCTGCTTAGGTTGGCGGTGAAGGACTATGGCATAGACGCCGTGCAGGAAGAGTTCGGCAAGATGGATTTCCGCCCTTCCGCCGCCCCCAACTATGGCGTACCATTCGGCGCCCGAATCACTCAGATCAAGAAGGCCGCAGGGCTGGAGTGAGATTGCTCAGGGTGGGCCGCGCCTTCTTGCACGGTCTCGACCTGCGGGTCTGGTGAACACTGATGAGGGGGTACCGCAAATGATGAATGGCTCAGGAATGTTATTTTCGCTTGTCGGCTATCTCGTACTGATCGGGATCCCGGCAGCGGTCATTTTGGGAAAGGCCGGGTACAGCAAGGCCTGGGTGATCTTGGCATTCATTCCGGTGGTGAACCTGATCGCGCTTTGGGTGTTCGCGTTTTCCAAGTGGCCCGCGCTTCGCGGGTAGCTCCCCCTGGCGCAGCTTCGGCCTCTGAGAAACCCTGATTGATGGCGGAGGACGGTCCGGAGTACCGTGAATAAAAAGTAACTAAATATATAACACGTATGGAGTTAAGACAATGGCCAAGGAAAGCAAGCGAAAACTACTCCACTATAGAAGAGCAACATTTCTTCGCCCTGTTGGCAGAACCCTGCAGGACCTGGTGGAAGAAGCAATGCGGAAGCGACCCCTTGTCAAAGATCGATTAAGAACGATAGAAGATGGCACTGAGGATGGATGGCAGCAGTTCGTAAATACCCATAGAAGCGTTCTGGGGATGGAGTTCGGAAACCTGGTTCTCTACGCCCCGGGACAGAACAGACAAATTATCGCTCTGGATGACCAAGCGAACGAGCTTGATATTGAACAGCTTAGTCCGCCCGAGGGGGAGGACGGGAAGAAAAGGCAGTTTCTAGAGTCGCTTTTATATTATGGGTTCGCGGAGAATCATATACTCCTTTTGCAGTCGGTTGCCCTGCGCGCTCGCGAACTAGAGAGCTATCTTAACTTCCTCCTTTGGGATGCGGGGCTCCTTGCTGAAGATAACGCGGTATATCTCAACAATTACGCGCCCGCCGCCACACATGAGCGGCTGAGCCGCGCAGAGGTCAAGTCAGTTCGAGTAGGCACCCCATTGGTCGACGTGGCCGCCATGGGCGAGGACGCCCAGGACAGCGGTCTCCCAGGGAGAAGCGCAAGGCTTACCCGAAGGAGCGCCTTTAGTCCTATAGGGGAAGGACTCGACCTGCTGCAACAGCTCATGGGAGAGAGGCTTAGAGGAATAGACTGGAGCGATCTGCATACTGGCAACAACCTGCAGGTCTTTGTGGAGGTCACCTACAGTCGACAAACTGACGAAAAAAGTCAACGAATGCTGAACAATTTGACATCAGCGCTTAGACATGTTAGCGACGATGATGTTAGAATAGAACTTAAAGGAGGCGGGACGGTCGTTGGCTCGGAGCTTCAAGTCAAGAGCTACAAGAACATTGACACATACGGAGGGATCGTAGACCCACAAGATTTGTTTGAAAAGATGAGTGCTTGGCTAATCGAAATATTGAATCAAGGCTTGATCGACGCCGAATAGAACATAGAGGTTTCATCGTGAAGACACGAATCCTTCGTAAGATCGGCCGGACTCTATGTTATTTCCTCGCGCTCTCACTTGCCGGGATAATCGGCTATCTATTTTTCTTTTTCCCCGACACAGCCATTCCCCTAGCAAGAAAAAATTTGGAATTGATTGTCGCGGCGATCGGAGTATTCATTGGCGGGCCAGTTTGGGCCGGATACAGTCGATTATCTGCATTTGATAAGTTCGTCGAGCTTCCACCGGAGCACAAGGCTCGTGTCACGAAGTTCGCGAGTGCGGCAAGGGTCGAACTCATGCGGCCTACCGTTAAAATCGCACTCGTCATTGTCGGAATGATTATTATTTTGGCAATTGGGACGGAGATCCCTCACGCCAAGGTTGTGTTTTCCGTGACTATTCCGCTGATTTATCTATATATTATCTACAGGATTAGCAAAACCACCTCCGTCCTCATTTTCGTGGAGAAAATGATTGCCGAGACCCAGGAGGTCGCCCAAAAAGAAGTTGCGCGTAAAAAACTGATCGAATCACTTCGCGATCGACGGATCTCGTCGCCCTTGGTTCCAGATGAGCATCTCATAAAATATCGGGATGTGATCAACGCCCTTTAGAAGGGCGACACAGAATAGCCCCTCGCCGCCGCCCAAGCCCTCTCCGGAGGGCTTTTTCATGCCTGGGCGCCGCTCTATCAATCTTTCCCTGCCTTGTAGCAGGCCATATACCACTCGTTCTCAAAGTCGGCAATTATTCGTTTCTGGAGAGCCTTTCCTGAGAAAACGGGCCTGGTATAGGCGTCTTCGACAATGCTATCAGCTAGATCTCTGAGCGCATTTCCTGGGCCTTCGGTAAAAAACTCCTTGGGCGCCTGGCCAAACCTCTCGGCGTTTTTATTGATGAGCTCCCTCATAGGAGCCCCTGCCTGCCTGCTCTCCATTGTATTGTGAGCATAGATAGATAACGCGTCACAAACTGACATGCCCTCTCCTGCTGTGGCGCTCGCCCAAGGAGCCAGACAGATCAACAGTAGTCCGATTGATTTTCTCATCGCACACCTCCTCCGAGAGAATCATAGACCCGGGCCGGACAAGAGAGCCAGCTCCGCTCTGCCTGGCGGCCCAGCCATCTCGTATGCCCCCCAGCCGCCTAGAGCGGCTTTTTTGCGTCTCATGCCTGGAATAGCGCCAAAAGCTCGTGACTCATAGTCACTGGGTTGCGTTTTCCCAGTCGGCAAGCCCGCGTGCCGGGCGCAATGGAGCAGACATGCGCGACGACGTCATTTTGATGGCCGCGATCATCTCGGTCTGGATGATCCTCTACTAACCCCACCGCCGCCCTTCGGGGCGGCTTTTTTGCGCCCTTTGCGTGAACTTTTGTTTCTCACATTGAACTATGGTTGACAACTCTTTATGAACTATGGTTCAATTACTCCAACGCATCCCCACCCGCCTAGGCCCCAGGGCCAGCGACAGGGATGCGGGATCAGCAGGAAACCAGCCTGCAACACGATCCGCCGCAGTGATGGGGCACCCGCCCCGAAACAAACGGGGAGCCAGGGAGGGACCGACCGAGAGGCGGACAAACTGGCAGCCAGCAACTCTAACCAGGCTGGCAGTTATTCAAGGCGGCATTGATTCAGTGCCGCGCTGAATGACAAGGAGATAGACATGCAACCCATCATCAATCATCAGTTTTTCCTGGCCCGGCGTCGCGCTGCGCGTTACGGAATCGGCCTGGAAGCGCCGGCATACGTCAGAAAGCATTTGACGCCCAAGGTCCAGATCGGCAGCAAGCGCGATCCAGCCCTGCCCATCGAAATTTCGCCAGCAATCCACACGCCGCCCGCCGGGACGAAATTCAGCGGCCATGACGCGATTGGACTGCTGGCGCTGGCGGGTTTTGTGTCGCTGTTTTTCATTGGGGGCTGATCATGATCCTCGCCACCCACATCCAGGGCATCCCCTGCCGAGTTCGCGTCACGCACTATTTTCATCAACCTGCCATGGGCTACTGGGCCGACAGCCCCGATGACTGCTACGGCTACACCGAGATCGATTTCGATGTGTTGGACCGGCGTGGCCGGCCGGCGCCCTGGATCGAACGCAAGATGGACGATGCCGATACCAGGGCAATCGAACAAGAAATCATCGCAGCGAAGGCGGCTGAGGCTGATGAAGCTCGGGCCGATGCGCTGGAATTTAACGAATGGGGAGCATACGCGTGACAGACCATCAAAACGCCTTGGCGGTCAGCCAAGGATTCAGCGAAAGCACCACAACCATTGCCTCGGTAGAGACGGCATCAACAGCCATAGCCGCCCAATCCAAGGCCATGGTGGAGTCGCGCTACATCATGGCGATGCGCAACCCGCGCAATTGGGACCAGGTGCGTTCCGACCTGATAAAGGAGTGCAAGCGCCCGAGCTTCGCGCACAACAAGAGCGCCTATTACATCAAGCCTATCGGCAATGGTGTGGAGGGCCTGGGCATTCGCTTTGTCGAGGTCGCCCTGCGCTGTATGAAAAATGTGCTGGTCGAAACCACCATGATTTTTGAAGACAGCATGAAAGAGGTGCATCGCGTGTCCGTCACGGACCTGGAAGCCAATATCACCTACCCGCTGGATGTGCGCGTCTCCAAGACCGTCGAGCGGTCCAAGCCCAACAGTGACGGATCCTACATCAGCGTCCGCAAGAACAGCTGGAACAAGGACGTGTACACCGTCGAGGGCACCGACGACGACATTCTGAACAAGCGCGGCGCCCTCATTTCCAAGGCCATCCGCACCATTGGCCTGCGGATCATCCCAGGCGACTTGTGCGACGAGGCCGAGGACATCATCAAGCACATCCGCCTGGACAAGGCCGCTCAGGATCCGGACGCTGAGCGTAAGAAGATTGTTGACGCCTTCGCGGAAATCAACGTCACGGCCACCGACCTGACCGGCTATCTCGGGCATGACATCGGCAAATGTTCCCCGGCGCAACTCGTCACCCTGCGCGGCATCTACGGGGCCATTCGGGACGGCGAGGCGACGTGGCAGACCGTCATGCAAAACCAAGCCGACGAATCGCCCAGCAAGGCGGCGCCCGCGCCTCTTTCCGATGAGGCATTCGCCAAGAAATCGCCCGGATGGAAGGCAGCAATCGAGTCCGGCAAAAAGTCGGTCAACGACCTGATCGCCACCATCCAAACCAAAGACATCCTCACGGAAGATCAGAAGGTTGAGATCGCTTCGTGGACAAGGGAGAACGCATAATGCAGACCATCGACCTGCAGCAGGGATCGCCCGCCTGGCTGGCCTTTCGCGCCGAACACTTCACGGCCAGCGACGCCCCGGCCATGATGGGCGAATCGCCCTACAAGACACGCAGCCAATTACTGCACGAAAAGGCCACCGGAATCAGCCCGGAGGTGGATGCAGCCACCCAGCGCCGCTTTGACGACGGCCACCGCATCGAAGCCCTGGCCCGCCCGCTGGCCGAGGACTTCATCGGCGACGATCTGTACCCGATCGTGGGTGCGAACGGCAAATACGCCGCCAGTTTCGACGGCCTGACGATGCTGGGCAACATCAACTGGGAGTGCAAGACGCTGAATGCGGCGCTGCGAGAAGCTATGGTGCCCGACTGCACCGGCACCGACCTGCCGCTTGTCTACCAGATCCAGATGGAGCATCAGGCGATGGTGTCTGAGTGCGACCGGGTGCTGTTCACCGCCGCGCAGTTTGATGCCGCCGGAAACCCGGTAGATGTACGCCACTGCTGGTACACGCCGAACCCGGATCTTCGCGCCCGAATCGTCGCCGGCTGGGAACAGTTCGCAGCCGACCTAGCCAACTACACGCCAGAGTCGATCGCCGAGCCGGTCACAGCCCAGGCTCAGGAATCGCTACCCGCCGTATTCGCCCAGGTATCGGGGTCGCTGGCGGTGACATCGAATCTGGATGTGTTTGGCGAAGCCCTCAAAGCTTTCGTGGAGCGCATCCCGAAGGATCCTGAAACCGATCAGGACTTTGCGGACACGGAAGCCGCCTGCAAAACGCTGAAAACGGCGGAAGAAAAGTTGGCGGCTGCTGAGGATTCGGCCCTGGCAAGCTTGACCAACGTCGAGCAGATGCGCCGCACGGTCGCCACACTGAAAGACCTGGCCCGCCAGACGCGGTTGGCCAGTGAAAAGCTGGTCAAAGCCCGCAAGGAGGCCATTCGCACCGAAATAGTCACAACGGCCCGCCAGCAATTCAGTGCGTTCCTGGCTGGGCTGCAAGGTGAAATCCGGGTGCGGCTGCAAATCGGCATGCCCGACTTCGCCGGGGCCATCAAGGGGCTGAAAACGCTATCCAGCATCAAAGATGCCGTCAGCACGGCCCTGGCCAATGCCAAGATCGAGGCCAATGAGTACGCGGCTGACATCCGGGCCAAGCTGGCGAAATTTGATGATCTGGTGCCTGCCGAGTATCGCGGTCTGTTCCGCGATCTGGATGACTTGGTGACGATGGCGCCGCCTCATTTTGAGGCGGCAGTCGTGGCACGGGTCGAGCAGCAAAAAAAGACTGATGACGAGCGCCGGCAGCAGATCGAGGATGCGGCCAAGGCGAAAGCGGCAGAAGCCGCAGCAACGCCGACGCCTGCAGCGCCCGCGCCTGCCGCGCAGCCGATGCCGCTGCATGGGGCGCACGGTGAAGTTGACTACACCGCCCAGGACCAGCCTGCAGCGATCACCAAGGCGCCCGCCGACGATCCAGCCACGCTGCGCCTGGGCCAGATCAATGAACGCCTGGCGCCCATCAGCCTGTCCGCTCAGGGCTTGGCCGATCTGGGCATCACGCACGCCGCCACCGACAAAGCCGCCAAGCTGTACCGCGAGAGCGATTTTCAGCGGATTTGTGCGGCGCTGATCCAGCACATCAGCGAAGCGAGAACGATGGAAACCGCCTGACGGCCAGGGCGTCGGCATCACGGAGGTCTCATGTCACAAGCAATCGCCCAACTGGTGACACTGACGCTCAACCCACAGATCGCCCGGCGGATCCGGAGAACCAAATTCAGGCCGCCCAAGCCGCCCCGCGTAAAGCCGGAGCCAAAGCCAAAGCGCCCAGTCGGCAGACCCAGGATGCCAGACGAGAAGTGGGCTCAGATCAAGCGGCTTGCCGAAGATCCGGCCCTATCTTGCAACCAGATCGCCCGAATTGCCGGGGTCGCTTATTCAACAGTCACAAAATACCGTCGAGAGAATGGCCTGATCGGGCCTGGATCTCCGGGGGCGAAGCTGGTGCAGGGGGTGGGGCTGAGGATTCGGTGAGGTCAGTCTGTCGGCAGCCCTTTGGGCCAGTCAGCAGGCCTCCCTCCGGTGCGCCAGCGGTTCGGGGTTTCGTCGTCGTGCTCCGTGCATTGATACATCCAAGCGCCACACTCAGAACAAAGAAACCGATCGTGTAATTTCACTTCTCGGCGTCCCGATGGGCCTACTGCTCCCCACATTCCAACACCGGAGCGACGAAGGCTCTTGTGTGGCTCAGAGCTTGATGGTTTGCCGATAAGCACGCGGCAATCGTCGCATATCTGCATAGCTATCTCTTCTCCCGCGCCACCACGGCGCCCACAAATCATACCCCCTCCCATAGGCACCCACCATGAACACCATCCAGTTCGACCTGGGCCTGCTGCGTCATTGCAGCGGACACCACGACCGCGCCCGGATCGCCAATGCGGCCCGCAAGCGCGGGCATTGCGTCAGCGCGGATCTGACGAAGGCATACAAGCATACTAGCCCAACTTACTGACGAATCGCTCTGCCGCACAAGATATCTCTCGCTTCGCCTCCTTCAAGTTCGTCCAAGAGCCTTGATATCTGCAGAAAGGCGTCTCTTTCTGTCCTGGCTCGAAGGGTAGCGAGAGCTCCGCACTATCCGGAATCGAAAGATCTGACCTCCCAGCGGTGCCCACAAAATAGACATGCACCGTTTGGCCGGAAGGTGTCTGGACGTCATAGGCGTGCCAATCGGAATCCATATGCCTCTCCTAGCTTAGAAACCCCTTGAATCATACCCCCCCTACCACCAAACGTCCTTGCCAGTGCCAACCCATACCTGCTGGCTGCCCACCCTATTGGAGATTGAAGTTGCTCAACATCAACGAACAAGACCTGAAAGATGCAATCGTGCAAAAGGCTGCAGACGAGATCTTGCGCCAGGACGACGATCTTTCCGAAATGATCCGCCAGGAAGTGAAAAAACGCCTGGACGCCATCTTCGCTGATCGCGCCGAAGCGCAGATTCAGGCCGAAATCGACAGCGCCATCCAGGCTGGATTCGAGCGCGAATACCATCGCGTGACAGCCTGGGGGGAGCCTGACGGGCCAAGCACCAGTATCCGCAAGGAATTGGAAAAGTTGGTCTCTGGATTCTGGAGCACAAAAGTCGACTCGAAGTCCGGCAAGCCCACGGACAGCAGCTACTCGTCCGTAACCCGCGCCGAATATCTGATGACGCAAATCTGCGCCAAAGACTTTTCCGACGAAATGAAGACACACGCGCTGAATGTCACTGGCGCGCTCAAGGACGGGCTGCGCGCTCAATTGGCGAAAAGCATGGATGCCATGCTGGACAGCCTTTTCCATGTCAAAAGCCTGCAAGATCAGGGCAAGGTGGAAAAGCCATGGTGACTCAACGAAACGATGGCGGCCCGGAAACGCTGAGAGACTTTTTCGCCGGAATGGCGCTGATCGGCCAAATAATCGCAACCCCTCACCGGTTTTTTGAGGGTGCCATGGACAACGAGATAGCTGAAGCGGCATACGAAATGGCCGACGCCATGCTTGCAGCCAGGGAGCGGTCATGAGCACGGAACATTGCTGCCCCTCGCGTCAAATTCTATCTGGAGAGGCCTCGGCCTCAAGAGTGGATCAGCTTCTTGGCAAGGTCTTCAGCAGCCTTCAACGCCTCAGCGCGTGTGCGAAAGAACGTATCGTGCGTGACCTGCCTGGTGGGCAGCGCCTCGCCTTTGAAATCGGGATTTCCGAAGACATCTACCTCGGCATCCCAAGCAGATCCAGATTCTGTAAGGCTCCTGCAGCGAACGATATAGGAGCCCCCGCCGTAGTCTCTGCAAACGATCTCGTTATCAGCTTCGTCATAGGTCGTCATTTCAGCCCCCCCGGAGGTAGTTGGTTTTGGGAAATGATACGCCGCTCACTGCAATGCGGGGCTCAGTTGCCTATGAACGGTAGATACATGAGCAAGCGCAGCCGCCAGAAGCGCTCCAAGCCGGGCCGGGATTTTCCTGGGCCGTGGGAGGAATGATGGACGCCATCGACCTATTTGCAGGCCTGGGCGGCAACAGCGAAGGCGCCCGCATGGCTGGCGTGAATGTCGTCTGGGCCGCCAACCATTGGCAATCCGCAGTCGAAATCCACGAGGCCAATCACCCGCGCACCGCCCACGTCTGCCAGGACCTGCATCAAGCCGACTGGGCCCAGGTGCCAGCACACGACCTGCTCATGGCAAGCCCCGCATGTCAGGGCCACACCCATGCCCGAGGAAAAGAGCGCCCGCACCACGACGCCACGCGGTCCACGGCCTGGGCCGTCGTGTCGGCAGCCGAATACCACCGACCCACGTTTGTGATGGTCGAAAACGTTCCAGAATTTACAGCCTGGAAACTCTACCCGGCATGGTGCGCCGCCATGTCCGCCCTGGGCTATGCGCTGGCCCCGATGATTCTGGATGCCGCGGATTGTGGCGTACCCCAACACCGCCGACGGCTGTTTATCGTCGGCACCCGCAGCCAGCATCCGATCGAACTTCAGATCCAGCCGCGCCAGCACGTGCCAGCCGCCTCTTTCGTTGATTTCCGGACGGGAAAGTGGACACCCATCAACCGGCCAGGACGCAGCGCCAGGACGCTGGCCAGAGTGACCGCCGGGCGCGCGCGGTTCGGCAGCCGCTTTCTTGCGCCCTACTACGGCTCGGGATCCGGCGAGACCGGGCGCTGCCTGGACCGCCCGATCGGCACCATTACTACGCGCGATCGCTGGTCTGTCATCGACGGCGATCGGATGCGGATGCTCACCGCAGACGAGTGCCGAGCCGCGATGGCGTTTCCGTCCGGTTATGTCTTGCCTGCCGACCGACGGCTGGCCATCCACATGCTGGGCAATGCCGTCCCGCCTCCCATGACCGCGGCGGTCATCACCGAATTACGGAGGGTCGCATGACCATCAACACACAGAAGCTGCGCGAAGCGGCGGCCAATGCCAAATCGCTGACAACCGAAGACCTAATCGGTTTTCGTTTGACAGCCACAGCGCACATCACAGGTCTTGCAAGGGCCATCGAGTCTTGCTGTGACCACATCGACGCCCAGACAGCGGAGATAGCCGCCCAGGCCCGACACGCCAATTTTCTGAACGCGGAAATAGCGCGGCTACGTGAAGCGCTGAAGCCTCTTGCGGAAGTTGACCTCACCGAACTGCCGCCGAATGATTTTGCATGGTTCGTTCTGCGTGCCCGCGCCGCTCTATCAGGAGAATCCAATGGCTGACGCCTTCTACCTACAGGACAGCCGCTGCTACGTCGGCAACGACATGCTGTTTTGGGCGCTGGGCGGAAAAGGATACACAACGGACCTACGGCGAGCGGAGGTTTATACCCGTGAAGAAGCCCAAGCGCAGCACGACAGCCGCTCGACGGACATCCCCTGGCCAAAGGACTACATCGACGCCAAAACCCGGCCAGCGTGCGACATGCAGCATGTCAAGCGTGACGAGGCGCTCGCAGACGCAGGGATCGTCCTGCGCCCCAGGTACAGGGAACGCAAGTCGGCACTTCGATGCCAATGCTGCGGCGCGTTCATTTCACAAGCCAACTTCTGGGCGGGAAGCTGCCCGCGCTGCGGGGGAGACAGCAGGCCATGACTGACAAATACGCAAAGCTGCGAAAAGACGTGCCCCAGGCAATCGAAGAAGCCAAAGCCGAAGGCGGCATCAATCACCGCGCACAGATGATTGCGGACCTGCTGGCCGATTACGACCGGATGCGGGATGCGCTGGCTGAAATCGCGGATTACTGGAACCGTGATCAGAACGATCAAGCCATGTACGACGCTTGCTGGCATGCGATCAACACAGCCAATGCCGCACTCGCACAGGAACAGGGAGAGAGCGATGAATGACGAACTGAAAATCCAGAAGCTGGAAAAGGTGGGGTATGTCGGCGGTTGCCAGTCCAGCGCATCTGGCTATGCCAGTTATATGGAAAGCAGGTGGTCTACGCCGACGCCTGAGCGGGTGGCTGCATACGCGCTGGAAAAGCTGGAAGAAGCGAGGAAAAAGGACATTGATGCGCATGAGCGCAATATCCCGCTCATGGAAATCAACAAGGCAGTTGAGCAAAAGATCACGGCCCTGATGAAAGAAGTGGGCATGCCGGACGGATGGAGCGAGGTGGACCGCAAAAGCCGTGCTCGATTCCCGAAGCAGATACATCACAGCGCCGGATATATCAGCGACCTGATGCGCGAAGTCCGCACTGATGACGGATTCGCCTACGCCACATCCACCTATGAGCGCCTGAAAGCGTCATACACGCAATACGCGGAATGCGCCAAACTCGAAGCCGAGCAGAAGCGCACCGAGGCCGAGCGCCAGCGCAATGCCGAAGAATCGAAGCGCCGGGCGGACATGGAGCTTGCCGCCATTCTTGTCCGCTACGGCCTGGACGTGATGGCGACATGGCGCGATGTCGTCGATGAATTGCGCACCAAGGACAAATACCTGGATCTTGCGATTGCTGGCCAGCGTGTGCGCGCCGATTGGAGCGAAGGGCCGGGCGAGGTTGAAGACGCCCTTGGGCGGTTCGCAGTGCAGAACGCCCGCGACCAAGAAATATACGACGACCTTTCACGCCATCTTGAGGACTTCGAAGACGGGCGATGCTTCCGTGATACCGAATGGAGCTATGGGGCACTGTTCGGGCTGGTCGAAGACAAACAGCTTTTGAATGATTGCCAGCTTGCCGAGCAGCGGGCAGGGGACTGACTATGACAACCAAGACTGACAAAACAAGGCGTGATGTGCTGGACACGAAGGGCAATCCGGTACGCAGGGAAGTCATGGACATGATGGCTGTAAACATGCTCGTCAGAACCCTGCACCTGATAAAAACCAGACCGGCTCAGGAATCTGCTTTTATCGCCGCCGTGAATCTTCAAAAAGTGGAGAAGTACGGCGTAGTGGTTTCTGAAATTATCGGAGACGGAAAGTGGGCAGACAGGGAGAACACATGAACACTCACGACAAAATTGTGAAATGCAGGTCGTGCGGCTACGTAGGCCCATGTGACCCTACGTGCTGCGAACACCCGGATTATGATGGGGCGACAGCCGAAGAAGCCTGGCAAGCCCGCGCCGCAGTCGAAGCCGACCGCCAGCGCCACGCCCACGTCGATCTGCGCGCGTTCCAGGAGCTGCTTTCCTGGGCAGAAGCACAAATTTGTATGCACGAGGAAACGCATCGTGGCGGCTCGATCTGGGAAATCTGCGACCAGTGCGGTGCAAAGTGGGCAGATGACGAGGGCGGTAAGCCGGAATTTAAATGGCCCGAACCCATCGTTAAAGCCCGCGCCCTGCTGTCTCGCTACAGCAGCGGCCAGCCTGCTATAGATCTCGCCTTCCTCGATGACCTCAACCGCAGCCGTGCCAAGTATCCCGGCAACGCCCGCATGTTCGACGGATTGATGGGCGAGGTAGACGAGTTGCGCCGTGCATATGCGGGCGATGGTGACATTCGCGCTGAAGCCTTTGATGTGGCCGTGTGCGCATACCGGATAGCGACTGAGGGCGATGCTGGAGGCAATACGCTACTGGCGCAGCCCGCCGCAAGTGCGGAGCCTGCGGTGTGGGTCGCCGCTGACACGCTTTACTCCGCGCACCCGACGTGCATTTCGTCGCTCGCCTATATGTCGCAGATCGATCATGATCGAGGCCGGGAGTACGTTCCGCTCGCCATTATCAACCACCATGCCGCCCCTGTAGCGCAGGGGCCGGTGGCGTGGCCGAAAAACGCCGAAGAGGTCCGCGAGTTCATCGGCACAAATTTCATTTCGCGCAAAAGCGGCGATGTGGCCAGCGACGATGACGAGTATTTCCTCACCGCTCACGACCTGCTGTCTGCGTTTGACTGGTGGTCGGATATCGCTCCAGTTGACGCCCGCGCAGCGAAGGATCGGACATGAGCATGCAATACATCCGCGATGCCTACGGAGTTCCGGCAACGCTTGGCGGCCGCGTGGAGTACACCGGCACCGGCACGCCGATCCAAGGCACGATCACCGGCACCAGAAACGCGCACATCCGCGTTCGGATGGACGGCGATATTGTGTCCGCCTCGTACCACCCAACATGGAACATGCGGTATCTGGACGCCCGCGCAGCGAAGGGGGCCCAATGATCGACCGCCTGATCATCGGTGCGCTGATCGCCGCAGCCGTGGCGTTTCTCGCCTGGCCGTTCCTTCTGATCCTCATTCTTGGAGGCTGACATGATCTATCTGAGCGGCCCCATGTCGGGCCTGCCTGACTACAACTGGCCGACGTTCGACGCCGCAGCGGTCGCGCTGCGCTCAGCGGGACACACCGTCGTAAACCCGGCCGAGACGCCGCTGCCGGCATCGAGCCCCTGGACGCATCACATGCGCTACGACATCGCCCGCCTGGTCGAGTGTGACGCCATCCTGATGCTGCCCGGCTGGGAGCGGTCGAAGGGCGCGAGGCTCGAATGGGAGATCGCCCTGGGCCTGAAAATGGCCGTGCATTACGGGATGGAGACGCTGGCGTGATCGATCACGTCGAGCGCGTTATCGAGACCACGCGCAGAGCATGGAAATTGTAGGGAGGACGTATGCCCGGAAACTTGTATCTGACGCCTGCCGAGCTGTGCGGCCTGACGGGCTACAAGACCCGCCCCGGCGTATCGAAATGGCTGGACCAAAACGGCTGGCCAAGCGCCGGATGCGGAAAGGATGGATGGCCCCGCGTGCTGCGGGAGTACCATGATGCGAGGATGATGGGGCTGGCCCCGGCCCGCAAAAAGGCGACCGAAACCGAGCCCGCATGGAGTGTGTCATGATCGCCAAGCGCACGAAAAACGCCAGGCTAGGCCTGCTGCCGCGCATGGACGCCAGGCGGCGCAAGGACGGCGGATACACGTACCGCTACCTCACATACGACCGCCGATACATCAACCTGGGGCGCGACCGGTCGGCAGCAATCCAGCGGGTGCTGGAGATGGAGCGCCGTGCGCCTACGACCGGAACCGTGCAAGAGCTGGTGTCCGAATACCTCAAGAGCGCCAATTTCAAACACGACATCGGCCGCCGCACCCAGGCCGACTATCTGGGGTATAGCAAGCAGATTCTGCGCGTTTTTGGTGCGATGAAGGCGGCCGACGTATTGCCGCCCCACATTGCCAGATACCTGCGCGTCGAGCGGGCCAGCGCGCCGTCCCAGGCGAACAAGGAAATCGCCATGCTGTCCTCAGCCTACCAGTTCGGGATCGAGGCCGGCATGGCCATGAAAAATCCCTGCCGAGAAGTCAGGAAGAACAAGACGCGCCCCAGGACCAGGTGCCCGTCGTGGGCGGAAATCGAGTCGTTTTGCAAGGCCGCGGAGGCCAAGGGCCCATCATCGCATGTCATCGGCCTGATGGCGAAGTTCATTGCCCTGACCGGCCGGCGCCGGGCCGAATTTATCGGCATGACCAAGGCCGATCTGACAGACGACGGGATCCGCGTCACATACGCCAAGGGCCGCGTCGACGATCCGGTCAAGCGCGGTCTGATCGAGTGGACGCCTGCGCTCCACGCGGTCATCGAGGAGCTTAGAACAATCAAGCGCCCCGGTGCTGTTGGGTCTGTTTACCTCTGGACGAACAGAGCGGGCCAGCCGTATACAGAACAGGGGTTCAAGGCAATGTGGGCCAAGGCCATGGCGGCATGGGAAAGTAAGGGCGGGGAGCGTTTCACGTTTCATGATCTGCGCGCCTATTACGTCAGCGTCATGGTGGAAAAACAACAGGACCCAGAGACTCACGCAAACCCGGCCACGACCCGAAAAGTCTACGATCGAAGGCGTGTCGTAAAGATCAAATCAAGCGCTTAATTTTTGGTGACTGGCCTCTCGAAACCCGCATGAACATTAGAGCCAATTCTGTTATCATGTCACCAATTTAGGCCCGAAAGGCGCATGAATCCTAGCATTTATACCGGATTGTGATTCCGGTTGTCGTGGGTTCGAGCCCCATCGGTCACCCCATAAAATCCCCGTTTTCTGGGGCCAGCCAGGGACGACCCTGCCTGCGATGCTTTAACGCGATGACGACACCGCCCAAAGCACCTTTCCCTCATGCAGATCCATCATCGGCCACTCTCCGAACGCATCTTTCATGCCCTGACGTTCGAGATCCTTGCCATTGGCATATCCGCGCCACTGGCGGCATGGATTACTCAACGGCCCGTCCTTAGCATGGGCATCCTCACAGCAGTGATCGCCACCATCGCAGTGGCCTGGAACATGCTCTATAACTGGTTCTTTGATCGGCTGCAGGCCCGCTGGGGGTTCGAGCGCAGCTACTGGGTGCGCGTGGGGCATGCCTGCGGGTTCGAAGCCGGCCTGATCCTGATTGCCATCCCGTTTGTTGCCTGGTGGCTGGATATTTCTTATTTGCAGGCACTGATCCTCGATATCGGCTTTGTCCTGTTCTATTTACCGTACGGCTTTCTTTTCAATCTGGGATATGACAAGATTCGTGAGAATCTGGTGACCACGTCATAAGCCATACGGCTACCAGAAACCGACCAGGGTCGCCGGGCGCCTGCGCCCGCCCCTTCTTTTTTGGTGGCCAATGCTCATGAACACCCCCCACTCTCCTGTCTTGCCCGATTGGTCTGCCGCGCCCGACGGCTGGAACTGGGCTGCCCAGGATGCCGATGGCCGCTGGTTCTGGTATCGCACACAGCCTTTGCCGGGTATTGGCGGCGGGGTCTGGCGCGCCAACTCCCGAAACCAGCAGCCCGCGGCAGAAGGCCCCCCCAACCCCGACTGGCTGGATACGCTCAGCCAGCGCCCGGGCACCCAGCCCTGACAGCGGCCCACCCCGCTCTGGCACATAGATAGCAGGTCATGCTGGCAATCACCGAATTCCTCTCCGCCTACTGGCCCCACCTGGTGGCCACATTATCGTTATTCGTGGGGGCCTTTGCAGCCATCCATGCCGCCATGAACAAAAGCGATGTCCGCGCTGCCATTGCCTGGGTGGGCGTGATCCTGATGTCGCCATTGCTGGGGCCGTTTCTCTATCTGGTGGCAGGCATCAACCGGATCCGCCACGATCAGCTATCCACGCAACGCAGCCGCCTGATCAAAGACTACGTCAACCATGCCAGAGAGCCGGTGCGCGAAATCCGCACGCTGGCGGGGCCACAGTTTTCATCGCTGAAAGTGTTATGCGACCGCATCAGCCGGTTTCCCCTGCACGATGGCAACCACATTACCTTGCTGGACAGCGGTGACGAAGCTTACCCGGCCATGTTGCAAGCCATCGATTCGGCCAGCCATTGCATCGCCCTGCAAAGCTATATCTTCGACCACGATCGTATCGGCCTGCAATTTGCCCAGGCCCTGCGCCGGGCCCACGAGCGTGGTGTCACCATTCGCGTCCTGATCGACGCAGTAGGGTCCAAATACTCTCACCCCCCCATCGTGCACTTGCTGCGCCGCGATGGCATCCGTACCGAGCTTTTCATGTCTCATGTATTGGGCCTGCGCATGCCATACGCCAATCTGCGCAGCCACCGCAAGGTACTGTTTGTCGATGGCCACATCGGATTTGTGGGCGGCATGAATATCCGCGAAGGATTCATGCAATCCTTAACCGGCCGCCATGCCGCGCGCGACACTCATTTTCGGGTAGAAGGCCCCGTGGCCACCCAGCTGTTTGCCGTGTTTGCCAACGATTGGGAATTCACCACCCGCGAACGACTGCCGATCGAAGACTGGTGTCAAAGTTCAACCAGCACCCCCCTGCCGCAAGTGCCCGCACGCTGCGTGCGCTCCAGCCCTGATCGCTTTATTGCCGCCACACATAATGTGCTGCTGGGCGCATTGGCAGTGGCACAACACAATGTGCGCATTCAGTCACCGTACTTTCTGCCTGATCAAACCCTGATGGGTGCGCTCAATACCGCAGCGCGCCGTGGCGTTCATGTGGATATCGTCATCCCGGGGCGCAACAACTTGCGCCTGGTCAACTACGCCATGACCTCGCAGCTGAATCAAGTGATTGCGGCAGGCTGCCGTGTATGGCGGTCCAGAGGCACATTCGACCACTCCAAATTGCTCACTATCGACGATGGGTGGTCGTATGTGGGCTCGTCCAATCTTGATCCCCGCAGCCTGCGACTGAACTTCGAGCTGGACATGGAAATCTACGATCAGGTTCTGGCACAGCAAATTGCGGGCAAGATCGATGCAACCATCGCCGACTCAGAAGCCGTCACACTGGATTCGCTCAAGGCCATCCCCTTTGCAAAGCAGTTGCGCAACCGCCTGATCTGGTTGGCCAGCCCCTATCTGTAAGCTGCAAACAGTACCAAAATGGTGCAGAATAAACAGGTTGTTTACTGAGCTTATCGGATCCACACTATGTCTCGACGTCTTAACTACTATCAGGCCTCGCCTGAGGCGGCAAAAAAGTTCGCTGAATTCAGCCAAACCCTGCACCAGAACCCGTTTCTGGCCAAGATCGGCCATCTGGTCACGCTACGCGCCTCACAAATCAATGGCTGCGCATTTTGCGTCGACATGCACGTCAAAGAAGGCAAGCTGGCGGGCGAGCGCGAGCTGCGTCTGCACCACGTCGCCGTCTGGCGCGAGTCGCCCTTGTTTGATGCCAAGGAAAAAGCCATCTTCGAGTGGACAGAAGCCCTGACGCAACTGCCTGCGCATGGCGTCCCCGAAGCGCTTTACCAGCGGGTACGCGCGCAACTCTCCGAAAAAGAGCTCGCAGACCTATCCTTTCTGATCATCGCCATCAACGGCTGGAACCGCCTGGGAGTAGGCTTCCAGGCAGAGCCGGGCTCAGCCGACAAACAGTTTGGTCTGGACAAAGCCGGTTTGTCCTGAACCTTGCGCTGACAGCTGCCCAGACACTGGATTCAAACCCAGCGTTTGGGCAGTGTCTGGCCTCTGGCGTCGCTCGCGTTACGGGTTCTGGGCCTGCGCCAACGCCTGGGCAAGATCCGCCGTCAGGTCGTCGATGTGTTCGACCCCCACCGACATCCGCACAAAATTGGGCTGGATGCCTGCTGCCTGCATATCGGCTTCGGTCATCGAGCTGGCCCACATCGAGGCCGTATGCACGGCCAGGGTTTCGACCCCGCCCAGACTGACTGCCTGCGTAGCCAGCTTGAGCCCGGACACAAAGCGCTGGGTGGCTGCATAGCCGCCTTTTAATGAGTACGCCACAATCGCGCCAAAGCCTTTCATTTGCCGACTGGCCAGCGCATGCTGCGGATGACTCTCCAGCCCCGGATAGAGCACTTCCTCGACCTCGGGCCGGGCTTCCAGCCAACGGGCCACTGCCAGGGCATTGGCATTGATGCGCTCGACGCGCAGTGACAAGGTGCGCAAACCGCGCAGCAGCAGCCAGGCATCCATGGGCGACAGCACTGCACCCAGCGTGACATGCATTTTCCAGATGGTTTCAGCCAGGGCTTCGCTGCAGCAGATGGCGCCAGCCATGATGTCGCTATGCCCCCCGAGATACTTGGTGGCACTGTGCACCACGATGTCGATACCGAAATCGTGCGGGCGCTGATTAAGCGGTGAGGCAAACGTGTTGTCGGCGACAGTCAGCGCCCCATGTGCCTGGGCGATCGAGGCCACCACTGCCAGATCAGTAATCGACAGGCTTGGGTTGACGGGCGTCTCTACCATGACGAGCCGGGTATTGGGCCGCAGGGCGGCCTTCAGGCTGTCCGGATTGGTCTGGTCAAAGAAACTGACTTCAACCCCATAGCGCGTCAGCACCTCTGAAAACAGCTTGGAAGTACTTATATAGTGACGCTGCTGGGCCACCACGTGGTCTCCAGCCTTTAACAGCGCGAGAATGGTGGTGCAGATTGCCCCCATTCCCGAACCCGTCAGCAAGGCGGTTTCTGTCCCCTCCAGCTTGGCCAGGATGGCCTCGACGTGCTTGTTGACGGGATTGCCGTGACGCGTATAAAAGGTGGCCGGCCGCACCGAAGTGGCCATCTCCGAAAACGCTTCTGCCGATGCCGCCCGGAAAGTGGCACTGTAATGGATCGGCGGCACCACGGCCGAATCATGGTGACAGGCAGCGTCACCATGCAATACAAGGGTTTGCTCCTGCCAGGAAGCAGGGTCAGCAACATCGGGCAAATGCGGATTCATGGGAAAAAGGCTCCAGTGCCTGGAAAAGAATCATGATACCGCCCGCGGTGTACCAATCCATAGGCACACAAATGCCGGCCAGCCGATTGCACGTTAGAATTCAGGGTTCACGGACATGCATCTGCCCTGTCGGGCTGTCAGCTGCATCTCTAACCGCCCTTAGCTCAGCTGGATAGAGCAACGCCCTTCTAAGGCGTGGGTCGTAGGTTCGAATCCTACAGGGCGTGCCATACTTACCAATTCAGAGGTAGTATGTAAAAGTGTTGTGGTGGC